AGAAAGCATTCGATAAGTGGCTGGATGACAAGGACAATCGGGCGTTCAGGACGAGGCCGGGGAGACTTTAGGTGGCGATCACTACCTACGCAGAACTCCAGACTGCCACTGCTAATTGGCTCGACCGCACTGACCTGACAGCGCGGATTCCCGAGTTCATCGAACTCACCGAAGCGAACTTCAACCGCGTGATCCGGCAACCGGACATGATCGCGAAAGATGACTCGTTTTCCATAGCTAGTCGCTACACAACACTACCTACCGATACGTTGGAAATCGTCAGAATCGTGGTCGATCTCACGCCTGTCATCGTGCTTGAGTACATGACGCCCGAAGAGATATCGGAGCGCAGGATCGTGATGACCGCGACAGGCAAGCCCTATTATTTCACAACGGTTGGCGGTGCGACCAACCAGTTGGAGGTTTTGCCTTCACCTGACTCGACGTATACCTCGTCTATCGTCTATTACACTCGCATAGCTGCATTGACCGATGCGGCTACGAGCAACTGGCTGCTGGCCGCGCACCCTGACATCTATCTGTTCGGCACCTTGGTCGAGGCAGAACCATACCTCAAAAACGACGAGCGGTTGTCTATGTGGTCCGCAAGGCTCGACAAGGCGCTAAATGATTTACGCTTGCAAGGACAGCGCGAGCGTCACACCGCGTCTGGCCTCAGAATGCGCTCACGGGTGCTAGGATAAAAAATGGCTAATCCGACGACCAATCTGAGTATGACCAAGCCCACCGTTGGTGGGAGTACCGATACCTGGGGCACGACACTCAACGAGAATGTCGTAGACATCATCGACGCGCTGTTCAGTATCAGCGGCACCGATGTCACTATGTCTGACATCAAGTTCAACAGCGTTGGTCTTCAGGAAACAGGTGCCGGCACTGACACGGTCAAGATCCAAGCTCCTTCAGCAGTCACCCAGTACACGCTGACTATGCCTGGCGCTGTCGGTTCAGATGGTCAAGTATTGTCAGCCGATGGTGCTGCGGGTGTGCTGGAGTGGACTACGCCAGAAGTCGGTGACATCACCTCGGTAGCGGACGCTACCAACGGCGGGATGACGGTCACGAACGGGACCGGCCCCGATGTCACGCTCGCACTGAATTTCAACGATCTGTTACCCGCTGCGGTCAATGTCGCCACCGATTCGATTGCTTTCATCGATGCCGACGATAGCAGCACCAAGAAAGAATCGATCGCCGATCTAGCGATCGCTATGGGCGGTACAGGTCTGAGCGAGGCCAGCGGTACGTTAGCTGTCGATGCTTCACAGACCCAGATCACCTCAGTCGGTGCGTTAGGGGCAGGCAGTATAAGCTCAGGTTTCGGTGCTATCGACGTTGGCAGCTCCTCCATCGATGGCGGCACGATTACGGGGACGTTCTCAGGAAACCTGACGGGCAATGTCACCGGGAACTGTTCTGGGAGTGCGGGATCAGCCACAGGCAACGCTGCTACGGCCACAGCCCTCGCCACTGCTCGCGCCATCAACGGCACTTCCTTCGACGGGACAGCGGCGATCACGGTCACCGCAGCAGCCGGTACGCTGACCGGGGCCACGCTGAACTCTGGTGTCACGGCTTCCAGCCTGACCAGCGTAGGCACTATTTCTAGTTTGGTAGCGACGACCGCCGACATCAACGCGGGCACTTTTGACGGCATCGTTGGCGGGACTACTCCAGCAGATGGCTCGTTCACCACGCTCTCGGCCTCGGGCTTAACGCTGGATGTTGGTGGCACCCTGACTACAGTAACGGGCAACGATCTAAATATCGTTTATCCGATTAACCGTTCGCTGTACTTCAAGGAAGCTGACGTAATAACCCTGACTCTCGACAACGCACAAGGTGCTACCTTCACGGGTGCCGTCGCCGTAACGGGCAACCTGACCGTTGAGACAGATTTATTCCAAGTCGTCACGGCAGACGGTAGGATCTACGTCAACGATGGCGGCGGAACTACGCCGGCACTTGATGGCGCGACGGTCGCTGCTTTTCAAAACAATGCTGCGGTAGGCCGCGAGTGCCGACTCGCGATTATCGCGGGCACTGCTGGAATCAGTAGCATTGTTTTCGGTGATGATGACGACGAGGATCAGGGCAGATTCTTCTACGCGCACGATGCCGACACGTTCACCTGGGAAACGGCAGGATCGGGCACTGACCGGATGACGCTGGACGGTAGCGGCAACTGGATGGTGGCGGGCACCATGACCGCTGCCGGATTGCCAACGTCAGATCCGTCAGCGGCTGGTGCTTTGTGGAACGATTCGGGAACCATGAAAATCTCATCTGGATGATGTAATGGGCGAGCTACTGTCACTGCTCCTGATACCCGCTGCGGGGGGTGCTGCGTGGGCTGGGGTCAAGAGCGGCCTCAACGGCGCAAGGCAGTCGATCGTGCAAATTGAAAAAATAGTCAGTAGGTTAGACGAGAAGGTCGCCAAATTGGAGGTGGGACATGGCGAAAGGATTACGGCGATCGAAGTCGAGACCAGCAATCTCAGGGACAGGGCCTTCTGGAAGGAGCGCAAGTGACATGACTGCAATCGAAGGCCAGGATTTTAGTGGTGACGTTGTCCAAAATAACGCGCCATCCACTGTTGTGATGGAGCAGATCGAGCCGCTTGAGGACAGTCAGGCCGAAATTTACGAGAGAGCGTTCCAGGGGTTCCATGAGGCTCGTCAGAACCTTCAGAGTCTGCTGATCGCGGGTGGTTTCGGCAACAAAGACATCGTGAGAGTTCAATTTGAGGGCGATAACAAGCATTTCGTTACGAAGCCTTCTAACAACGGTGATTCTGGCTGATGCCCCCGGCGCAGTACGTTCCGCTCCAGTTTCAGCCTGGCATCTGGAAAAACGGTACGCTCTATCAGGCACAGGGCCGGTGGTTCGACGCCGATCTGATGCGCTGGAGCGTGGGCGCATTAGGCCCGATAGGTGGCTGGCGAGCATGGGGTGATAGCACGACTGCGGTTACTGGAGTGCCTCGCACCGCGTTGACTTGGATGGACAACAGCAACAACCGCTGGCTTGGTGCGGGAAGTGCGTCGAAGCTCTATGTCTATGATTCGGCTGCGAGCATATTCGATATCACGCCAGCAGGATTCACGGCAGGAAACACAGACGCAGACCCCAACACCGGCTACGGCGACTGGTTATACGGAAAGTCAAGCTACGGTACGGTTCGGCCCGATCTAGGGACGCCCACCCCCGCTACGATCTGGGCACTCGATCTCTGGGGTGAAGACTTGGTTGGGTGTACGCCCGATGACGGCAAGATATACCTGTGGGATGCGAGCGGCGGCACGGGCAGTGCAGCAGCGCAACTGTCGAACTCGCCTACACTGGTCATCAGTACCGCCGTGACACCCGAGAGAATCCAGATGGCGTTCGGTGGTCGCTTCTCGACCGATGCACAGGACCGACGCACGGTTTACTGGAGCGACTCCGAAGACAATACCGATTGGACGGCTTCGGCCACGAATCAAGCCGGAAACCACACCTTCGACTCGAAAGGCGATCTGCTGGGTGCGGTCAAGGTGCGCGGCAAAATGCTGATATTCACCACCGATGACGCGCATACCGCGACCTATGTCGGACTGCCTTATGTCTATGCGTTCGACCGGGTAGGCGACAACTGCGGACCCGTGAGCGTGAATGCCGTGGCAGTGGCCGGGAACACGGCATTCTGGATGGGCAGATCAGCGAACGGTTTCTTTATGTACGATGGCTATGTGCGGTCGATTCCATGCGATGTCGAGGACTACATCATCACCCAGATGAACCAAGCGCAGTCATCGAAGGTGGTCGCGTGGCACAACGCATTGTTCAGTGAAGTGGTCTGGTTCTATCCCGGTACTGGCACCGAAGTAGATGCCTACATCAGCTATAACTACGAAGAAAAACACTGGGCGGTCGGCACGTTGGCCCGCACAGCGGTAACGAGTCGCGGCATCTTCGCACAGCCGATTTTGTTCGATTCCAGCGGCAACCCCTACGAGCATGAGGTTGGCGGCGTCTATCAGGATACGGGCGAAGACGCGGTGGTGCCGTATGTAGAATCCGGCCCGATCCAGCTTGGTAACGGTGATCGGGTGCTATCGGCTACGAGCTTGATCCCCGATGTCAGCGCCCTGGGCGACATCACGACGACCTTTTATACGCGATTGTATCCCACCGATAGCGACACCACGCACGGGCCGTACACGATGGCCGCGCCCACTTCGGTGCGCTTTACGGGACGCACGGTACGCATGAAGTGTACTAGTGATTCTGCTAATGCGTGGCGCGTGGGTATACCGCGCCTGGAGATGCAGCCGGGAGGTAGACGATGACGGTGTCGGGTGCGTCTGGTGTCATCCGGCTGCGGTTGTCGCAACCACCGTCTGATTATGATCGCGATCAGGAAACGAATCGAAATATTGAGTTAGAATCTGCGGATCGCTCGAATTTCAAACATTTTGAGGATGTCGATCTGGCGAACGACGAGCGCCTGATTATACGGAGCCCAGATGGCACCCGCTGGATTATGACGGTATCCGATGCCGGGGTTGTGGGTACGACAGAAATAACATGAACTCAACACACCACAACGGGTTTACAGAAGCGTGGGAACGCAGCAAGCCGTTTCTGGCTAATGCGCTGGAACAGAGTGG